GTGCGCCACGTTTGCAAGAAACATTCCGACCCGATCTGGTGTGTCTATGCCGAAGTCTTCCATCGTGGCATTCAGCGGATCAAGGTAAATTGCCGCGCGCGGCCCGGCGAACGGCATGATTTGGCGTAGCTGGTCTAGGGTGATCATTGCTTGTCCGCCTTCGGGGTCCGCATTGAAATCATCTTCTTGAGCAGGTCAGGCGCAAGAAATGCCGCACAGAATACCAGTAGCGTCATGGCGTCCTTCAACACCGAATCGAAGTGTTTGATGAAAATATACAACATGGCAATCTTGAACGCCACCGCGAAGGCTTTGGCCTCCGCAACCTTGCCTGAAGGCTCGCGCACCAAGTCATTCAGGTCGCGGCGCAGCAGACTGTGGCGGCGTTCTTGGGTCATCCCCGTATTCCCAAGATTTCGGTGATTCTCTCATGCGCGTGTTCAGGGTCGTAGCGCAGCGCGATCAGAAAAACCGTCAGCGCACGAACAAATCGAACAACATATTTCATTGCAGTTGCTCGTTTTTGATTGGGCACGCCTGGCAAACATCTTCCGCGTGAAGGCTCATGATGGTGTTCCGCTCGGTCATGGCCTTCATGAGCAAAAAATGCTGCCGCTTGAAGTATATGGTGATTCCAATATTTGCAGTGCCCATGATCAACGCAATCAACAGCCCACCGAAGGCCGCAATCTGCGACGCTGTCAGGCCGCCAACCATTGCAATGGCCGCTCCAATAAGGCTTCCCGTAGCTGTCACTCGTTCAGGCGTCACCTGTACACTCCTTTACTCTTCAGCCAACGCGGCAAACAGCAGATAATTCGTGATCATACTGGCGGATCGCCGCTGTCCAGCGTCTGCCGCGGCAGTCGCGGGCTCTGCCTGCTGTGTGGCCACCTGCTTGCCATCCACCGTCACCAGAACCTCTCGCGCATGCGCTGGTTCGCCCGGCTTGGCCTTGATACGCTCCAGAAAGTCATAGACTTCCCGGACGTGATCCGTGGTCAGGTCGTCCTTGCGCTTGTGCCCGTACCGTCCGCCGCCGCCGTAGTAGGTTTTTGGTTCCTCTTCGACCTCGATCGGACCCCATGAGCCCCCCCAACTGCCAAGCCATGACATGCCCCATGATGGGTAGTAAGGGCTCATGCCGGGCCCCAAGTGTCGCCTGGTACGCCTGAGCCACGTATCGGGCCATCGTTGACGCGCTTGATGTTGGATGCGATTGGCGCCGCTGCCGCTGCCGCCAGAACTGCCGCTGCGATAGCATCCGTCGTCGGCGGCGTAGCTCCACTGGAATTCACGATCGTTGCGGCCGCGCTGGCCTGTACCAGAACCTGCGGGCTACCTGTGTTGTAGATGCGGGCCAATGCATCCGACAGATTGCCGCCGTTCACTGTCGCTTGATACGCCCCGGCCGCGAAGTTCAACACCCATGACGACCGCAGTGCCAAGGTAATTCCAACATACACGCCACCTCCGAGATCGGCCTTACCCGATGCGTCAGCGAGGTAGTCGTAAGTGATTCCCTGCTCGCTGGCCTCCTGCGCACGGATCGAGTTGATCAGCGCCTGCACGGTCAACGGCTGCGCATCGGCCTGCGGTACGCCGATGCGCTTGGTCGTGTAGTCGTAGGACAGCGCCATGACTTAGGTGGCAACGGGATCAACGGTGCGCACCGCCGCGAAGCTCACATCCGCATTGCTCACTACGCCGACGTTCTCGAAGGGCAAGATACTGTTGCCGGCCCCGCTCGCGTACTTCCGCACCCGGAACACAATGTTCATATCCGCGAAGTAGGTCATTGCCGGAGCGGAGATCGTTGATCCCCCCGCCGTCGCATCGATCAGCGGCACATAGGCTGGCGCATTGGCAGCGGCAGTGACGGTCCCGCTGAGGCTGCTGAACGTCTTGGTGCCCCGGTTCAGGCCCCCATAGGTGTATCGCGTATCCCCCACGCGGATCACGCCGGTCGTCGGAATGTCCGCATTGACCGTTTCGTTGACCACGATGGTCGTCGATGCTGTATGCGTGCCGTTGAGTGTGAACTGGCTCTTGTCGATCGTGTTCGATCCGGGCCCGGTTGAGCGCGCCAGCAGCACTCTATCACCCGAGACAACGCCAGATACCGTGACTGTGACGGACACGGGGGGCGTGCGGGTCACACCCGCCGCATCGATCAGCACCCGGTTGTTCGAGTCGCTGACGTTGGTGATCCAGATACCGCGCGCGCCGAAAATCTTGCCGCCAGCGTAGGTGCCGAACGGTGACTGCTTGCTCTCCGTGTATCCTGCGTTCGCGTAGCGGTAAAAGTAGCCGCTGCTCGATGCCAGAGTCGTGAATGTGCCGGGGTTTGCCGCCGTCCTGCCGACAATCGCTTTGAGCCAGCGATAGACCTCCAGTGTGGTCTTGCCGCCGCCATCCACCAGCACATCGTAATTCTGCGATCCGCCGCCGTCGCCAATGTCCTGACTGGTCGTACCGAAAGTGATCGTCGGCCCGGTAACGGCTGCACCAGAGTCGTTGGAGTCCGCATTGACGCCGATGGGTACCGGGTTGCGCCCGCCCGTCGCGCTAGCCTGCGCGGTGAAATTGTCGAACAGGTAGGTAGATTCGCGGGCGTAGACCGTGACATTGCTGGAGTCAATAGCCGTGTTGCTGGCCTTAGTCTTGATAAGTTGGTCGAGAGCGCCGGTGCTGTACCCGGTATAAGTCGGCACCTTCACGCCGTTCTGGTAGATGTAGAACGCCACGCTGCCGGGGTAGGTGCCCAGGGTGTAGAAGTTCGCCCACACGTCCTCCCCCGTCGCGGCGCTGGACAGTGTTCCGATGGAAGTACCCCCGCCCGCCAGCGTGGTCGTACAAGCCAGCGTTCCAGACCATGCCGCCGTGCCCGCCGCTGCCATGCGCACCCACAACTTTTTCGCCGTGTTGTCGTAGGAGAGGAGCGTCCCGCTGCGCGTGCCGTCCGTGATCGTTTTGCCGATGTCGGCCGACTGGAAGTTGACCGCGAAAGCACTGGCCGTCAGGACGTAGATCGGGTCTAGGTTGGCGCCAACCGCCGCGTCGTAACCGATGGTCTGGATTGAGCCTCCAGACAGGTAGTCCATTGAGGACTCGGGGATGTGCCAGCCGTTGATGAGCGAGAACTCCGTCGGTGTTTGAGCCGACATCGGAACCTTGTCGTCCATCTCCGTCGCGTTGTCGAACTCGTTGGCGAGTCCTGAGTACAGAGCCTGCACGGTCATGCGCGAAGCGCTGTTGCGTCGCATTACCTTGAGCGTGAAGTCCGCTTCCCATCCCGTGATACCCGACGATGCAAATGCGGTAAATGCCATGATGCTTCCTTACGCGATGAGGTCCGGGACTTGCGCGATGTAGACAGACTGCGGAATGCTGCTGATCGTCGCCAACGTCTCGAAGGGTTGATACTTCGGGGCTGATGTTCCCTTCCGCACCCGTATGCGCAGATCGTTCAGCGGAGAACCGTAGGCGTACAGCGACAGCGAGATTGTTTCTGTCGAGCTGGACGCCACTGCGTCGTAGAGCGTGTTGGTGGTATCGGTCTGCGGAGTGATGTGGATACGCGAACCGATAACGACGTTGTTCAGCGTGAGAATTACCGTACCAATGGGATCGGTGGGAAGCCTCTGCCTGCCATAAGCTGACAGCGCCAAAGGATTCGCTCCGTAATCCGTGCTCGGATAGACATACACCTCCATCCCGCACAGTTGATCTCCTAGCACCAGTTCGGTAATCATGTCAATTACTCAATGGCAAACTCAGGGTCAACGAACAGGAACGTGTTCGACCCACTGGGACAATTAAGATTGAACCTGATCCCCACGATGACACGGGTGTTCTGCTTGATCTGATTAACTGTGGTCAGCACCAACTTGTACTTGCTGTACCCCGTCAGGCCATTCAGCGTCCACCCGGCAGTTGAACTGGTAAGGGCAGATGCCTTGCCAAATGTACTCTCGGTACGTGGGAGATCGTCTGTTCCGATGTAGGTAACGGTTTGCTCGATCAATACCTCGGTGAGCGTAAGGGCGGTCGGGGCCAGAAGTTCCGTCCTGATACTCTTGGTTGCCGAGGTTTGGCGATACTCCTGTGATAGTGGGCCAACTTCAAAAGGGGCAGAGAACGTGGATATTCCGGCAGTCCCCGGCCACAGCAGGCGGATTGACCACGGCGTACCATCCTGCTTTACGGCGTCAAGCGTCGGCCAATTGGCCTGTCCGTATATCCACTCACAAACGCCATTCGATTTCTCGCTGCACCACGTTCCGCCGACATCCGCCGATTTGTAGAAGAATTGTCCGTTGTAAGGGTCGTCGTTGTTGGGGGTAGACAAGTAGCCAAGATACGTTCCTGAGTCAATCCGAATTCCAGAACAGTTCTCGACAATGATGTTGCCGTTACGCGGATTAGTGACTCCAGCAAACAGCTTCAAGGGAGATGACCACCCGCTGAATCGACATCCAGAAAATTTGATTAGGCAGTCAACGTTTACTGGTGAGATGCTACCCATCCACGCGCCAGGGTCGGCTGCGTTAGACAGATTCGCTTTGAAGTCACAATCTATAAACTTTAAGTACCCAGTAAAACCCGAGGCCGAGATTGTAGGAGTGGCACCTGACCTAACGTTGGCCGACCAATCGACGGTGCAGCCCTCTAACACTGCCCCTGTATAATTGCCCTGGATCATCATGGCTAGTGCGGGGACACCAGCCAACTCAGTGAACGTTACATTCCGAAATACTGAGTTCGGTACTGTCGTTGGTGCTGTTGTGTTGACATAGATTTTCCCGCTACTGGTCCAAGACCTTGCGTAGATAGAGAGCTTGCCTTTTTTCACGGATCCGAAGGTGAAGTTCTTCCCCCCGGTGCCACCTCCAATAATGATGTTACTGTTAGCGCTCGTGGGGGCCATTGTGATGTTCAACCCTGCATCACTACCACTCCATATCGTGCCATCATCCAACAGGAAGGTCGCTGGTCCGGTCCAGTTCGTCCAATTCCAAGAGGTGTTGGAGGCAAAGTCGAGAGTTGTCCCGGAAGATCGCCCATAGATGACGCTGAAACGAGTAGGTTGTGTTTGTACGCTGTCATCATTCGCCAGAACGACGGCAGGCAGTCCAGTTGCAATAGCTCCATAGGCTTGGATTGCGATGCTGCTCGACACACCGATAGCGGCGACGTTGGTCAGCCAGCCCCAACACCCTCCCGATCCGCCTGTGAATTGTGTGATGGTGCAAGGAGTTCCCCACCCGGATTGGGTCATGGTCACGCTGGTATTCGTCGCATAGTTCAGCGCGGTAGAGCCAATGCGCATCATGATCTCAACCGTGGTGCCTCCCGTGTTGCGGGCGAATACCAGATTGCGCAACTGAGGGACGCCCAGCGCCACGGACGCCCCAACCGCCGTCGTGCAGCCATTGATTGCCGCCACGATGTTGTCGATCGTGTCGGTCAGCGAGCCGCCGATGGTGTAGTTGACAGTGCCCCCCGACGTAGCCCCAAAGGATATGCCGCAGATTGAGAGCAGGTTTGTGGCTGACGGCTGCGCGTTCAGTAGGATTGAACCTACGCTGGAGGCCGCCGCCGCATCCTTGGTGCTACCATCGCCGTCTTGCGGAACACCCCAAGTGGGAGTAGTTCCAAGTGCCGAGGCATACACCCCGTGATCGACATAAAATTTGGAGGTCACGACAATACCTCCGCCGCCCGACCAGACGCCAGCAGCCCTGCGGCCTCAAGCATCTGTACGGCCGCCGTAGTGTCAGGATCACCTGTATTGATTTCTTCAGCCAATTCCAACAGGCGCAGGTAGTCCTCAAGCACTTCACTTTGCTTGGCGGCTTGACGAATAGCTATGCGTTCGGCTTGAGTGAATCGACGCAAGTATTCCAACTTGCTGAGAATGCGCGCGGACTGCCCAATGATGGCTCCGTCCGGCGCGACATCCACCATCGGCGTGTGGTCGTGCGTGGCGAACTCCATGCCGTTCCACTCCACAGGAACGTCATGACTGTAGCGGTAGATTTCCACGCCGGTTTCGCGGCTGGTGACGATGTAGGTGGTCATGATGGTTCCATGCGTTGCACAGGATTAGCGTGGCGGTTTCTTCTTCCTGGCCTGATGCTTGATGGTCGCGGTTTGTGGTCCATCCGGCCCGTTGATCGTGATGGTTTTGTCTGCCGGAACTTGCCCGGCATCGACCTGGAACGCGCCAGACTGGAAGGTAATCGGGACGGTAATCTGCGGCGCCACCGCGGGCGCCGGCTCGCTCTTGGGTTGACTTGCTGCCTCGTTCTTGGTCTTGGCCGTCGCGTCCTTATGCGCCGCATCGGCATCGGCGATCTGCTTCTTCAGCCCATCGATGGCCGCATTCATCTTTTCCTCGATGGCCTTGATCTTGGCTTCGCTGGCCTGCTCAATTTCCTTGGCTCGCGCATCGGCCGCGGCATTGATCTTGGCGACCTCGATCGCCTCTTCCTTCTTGATTCTGGCCACCAAGGCGTCGCTGGCCGCCTTCTGCTCGGCAGCATAGGCGCCAGAGTCGTACCCAGCCAACTGCGCTTGGTGCCGCTCGTGCATGTCGGCCATCTTCCCGGCCGCCTCCTGCCTGGCCTGGTCGCGCTCCTGCTGGGCTTGGACGATGGCGTCGCCGGCCTCACGCTGGATCCGCTCGATGTCCGCTTGGAATCCACCTTGGTCGCCGGTCCCTTCGCTTTGCGCCTTCGCCAGCAACTCCTGCGCCTCGGCGTTCAGCTTGTTGATGCGCGCCTCGGTTTCCTTCAGCCCCAATTCCACGGCCTGCTGCTGCATGGCCTGTGCCGCTTGTGCCGCTTGCTGCGCCGAGTCGATCGCCTGCTGCTCTTCCGGTGTCAGCTTCGCGTTCGGGTCCGCCTCGCCGGTAATCTTGCGAATCCGTGCGACGATCTCGTCCTTGTTCGGCACGTCGCTGAACTCGATCACCAGGTCGAGCAGGCGCAGGCCGACATCGGGCGGCAGCTTCGTCACCAAGCCCATCATTTCCTCGAACATCGCCTGGCGCAGCGTTTGGTGGAAGTCCTGTTGGTCCACGACAAAATCCGCCGCACGCGCCGTGATGTCGTTCAGGAAGGTCACGCTGCCATCGGGTTCGAGTTGCGGCTGGTTGATCTTCACCCAGTCCAGCGCGCCCTTGGTGCCGACCAAGCGGATCTGCCGCGGCGTCGGCATGTACTGCTCGACCAAGGATAGCTGGATCTCACCCTGCAACTGGATGGCCATGCGCAAGTTGTCGAATGGCTCGGCCGTGACGACGGATCCCTGCAACTGCCTGGCCTCGATCGCGCGGCCCGACTGGGCATTGGTACTGCGCCCCATCTGCTCGTCGGTAATCCCGCCTGCATCCTGGATCTTCTGCGTGTCGAAGTGGGCAAGCTCGATATGCTGCTGCGCGAGTTGGTTGTCGCGCTTGATTTCGAATTCCTTGCCCTTCTTCTTGACGATGATGCCGTTTGGCCGGGCCACTTCATCGGCCAGCACATCCAGGTCATCGACGGCGCCGTCCTCCATCACTACCTGATTGCTGGCCAGGATGAATTGCGCCTTGGACATGCGCTTGTTCAGGTCCTCCTGCGGGTCGCGGATGTTGCGCACGATGCCGTAGGGCGCGTTGTCACGGTTCCTGCGGAAGCACCAGATGGGCGTCAGGGGGAAACGCTTGTGCTTGTAGGGGCTGATGCCCTCCTGCAACAGGTCGCCATCGGTGAAGATCGCCAGGCGCATCTGCATCTGGATCGCGTCATAGACCGATGAAAAGCCGTTCTCGACAGCCATTCGCATCTGCGGATGGTTCGGGTCGTAGTGCTCGCCGTCGAACTGATCGCCGCGCACCACCCTGATCAGAGCCGGCTTGCGATACCAGCATTCGTAGAGCTTGACGCGCTGGCGCCGATTCTGGAACGTCCCCAGGTCGGACGTGAAGACGCGCCGACCCACTTGCTCGCCGCGGTCGTCGTACTCCCGGCTGTTCTGGCCGAGGTACCACAGGTCTTCGTCCTGCTCCGTTCCAATCCTGCTGGCCGCCATCGCCGCGGCGCGCACCTTGTCGTGCCGATCCGGGAACATCGCCAGCGCGATGTCCAAGTCCACCCACTTCCAACGGAACAGGTAGCGCGCATCGTCCATGTCCGGCTCGACCGACAGGGAGTCGTAGAGCACGTTGCGCCAGGACTCGTAGCGCGAGAAGATCGGTTCGTCGTTCTGGTCCTGGCGAATCCCATCTTCCAGCCAGCCAACGCCGCCCTTGACCGCGTCTGCGAAAGCGCGCGAGCGAGAGAAACCGGTGCGATTCACGTCCGCCAGGTACTTCAGCACCTTTGTCTTGACGGTCGCCTCGTCCTCGCCTTCCTCTTCCCGCGGCAGCACTTTAAAATCGACACGGGTGCGCTTCTCGGTGCCAGTCACCCAGTCGATGGTCGGCTTGACCATGTTGTAGACCAGCGCCGCCTGGTGCCGGTCCTTCAGTTCGAGGATGTCTTCTTCAGACCACTGGAGGCCGTCATAGAAGTCGTGATCAAGCGCCATCTGGTAGCGGTTTGCCGACTGCTTGATGCGCTCGGCGTCCAGCCATTCAGTCAGTTTGCGGTGCAGCGCCAGCGATTCCTCCCTGTCCAGCGGATTGCCGGGGTCCGGTGGCGCCGCCTCTTCGCCGGCAAGCCACGCATCCAGGTTGGCCGAGGCCGCCGACTTGGTGGCGACTTCCATCATGCGCCGAACTCCGCGACGGTCTGCCCATCGACCATGAACTTGACCTCTTCGCCGTGGCGCGGCCCGAAGCTATCCACAGAGCCAGGCTCGGGCGGCATCGCCAGAAGGTCCGGCAGGGCGTCGTTGATGACCGAGGCGATACGATGGATGGTCGGGCGGTCAGCGCCGTAGCCCATCAGGTCGGCGGCCAACGCCGCCTTTTCGATCAGGCGCGCGTCCTCGGCGTAGTCATAGGCCGAGTCGAGCGGGATGGCGAACGGCGTAACGCCCACCCTACGGTAAGCAGGGTAGAGCACCATCGCTGGTTCCTTGTTGATCCAATGAAACGCCACACAAAGGTCGCCGTGTTGGCGCACTTTCCAGCACTTGCCACCACCCAGGATAATCGGCATTGCGTTCCTCGATGCCCGCCAGTCGGGCGTTTCGAGGAAGATACAAAAAGAACCGAGCGGCCCCTTACCGAATTACGCGGTGCGCCAACTCCCGCCAGAGCGCCGCGCCTGCGCCCTTGGCTTCGTCACCGCGAAGCGCTTCATCATCACGGCGTAGCGCACGGCAGAGATCAGGTCGTCCATCTCCTTGACCACCTTGCCGTCCTTCCGGTGGTACAGACGGAACTCCTGCCAGAAGTCCTCAAGGTGTCGGAACACCTTGAACCGCCCGGTCTGCATCCGGTCGAGCAACTCCATCAAGCCGGCCTCGACGCCGTTGCCGCCATCCTCGAAGGTCGCCCGCTCCGGCAGCATGTTGAGGCCGGCGCTTTCGTACTGATCGGCCAGCGCCACCCCGGAACCCTTGTCGTGCTGCAACCCATCATGCGGCCAGGCGCAGGGTATCCACTCGCCCCACGCTTTGACGGTTGGCGCGAACAGAACAGGCGTCTGCTGCCGCGCCCGGTGCGCCGCCGTCAGGTAAAGGATGTCCGCATCGCGGTCCCAAGCCAGCCGGCCGGCTGCCGATGGATGGTCATAGCCGAAGTCCAGGCCGACGATCTGCACCCAATGCGCAGGAATCTCGAAGGCATCCACGGCGATGTCGTCTTCCGGCAACGGGAACACCAGGCCGGACCCGCGGGCAGGGATGCCGCGCGCCCTCGATTCCCGTTCGTGCCTCGGATAACTGGCAACGATGGCCTCGCGCTGCTCCGGAGTGTAGTGCTCGGCATCGTCAATGGTCATCGTCACCACACCAGTCCCGGGCGGCTTATCCATCAGGAAGCGCTTCACCACGTCCGACATGCCCAGCAGCGGAGTGAAGGTCATGTAGGCGATGCCGCCTGTCGCATTGGTCCGCGTCAGCCCCTCGAAGTACAGGTCGACGCCAGGTTCTTCGTCGAACCAAACCACGTCCAGGGTTTCCCCCTGCCACTTCTCCCGGCCCTGCTCGTAGGACTTGAACGCCAGGATGGAGATGTCTCCCGACACATGGCGCACCTTGACATGATCCAGAAGGTCCGGTGTCCCCAGCGCCGACTTGCTCTCGATGATCGCCCGCCGCGGTATGGCGCCGGTGCCATGCTGGCCAGGGCGCCCCATCACCATCCGCTGTACCGTGTCCCGCGTCGCCAGCGTCGAGACTGATCCACCCCATGCCACAACGGCCTTGGTGAAGATGCGCCCGCCCGCCGCCCGATACCACTCGGGGTACTCGCCCGTCAGGTGCATCGCCATCTCGTAGGAGCCCGCCAGCGTCTTGCCAAGCTGGTTGCCTGCCATCAACAAGCGCTCGCGCTGCTGCATGGCATGGAACTCTCGCTGCTTGGCGTAGGGGCGATAGTCGGCCAACTTGTTCCAACTCAACTCGGCCTCTGCCTCCCGTTGCAGGGCTACCCAGGCTTCCCGCGGAACCCCCGCCAGAAAGGCATCAACCAATTCGGATTGGCTCTGCATTCAGGGTTTTCAGCCGTTCGACCATCAACTGGAGAAGTTCCCGCGGCAGATCGGCCAGCATCCCGCCCTTCTGCTTGTTGTCCTTCTCGAACATACCCAAGAAGCGCATGCCCTGCTCCCGGGCCTCCTTGCGGCTTGCCCACTTCACCTTGCGGACGGTAATAACCTCGTCCTCTCCGCCGCCGCGCTGCTCGAATTCGATTGATTGCAGAGCCATCCGGGTGTCTTTGTCCAGGTCGCGGATGTCCTTGAGTTTCCCATTTTCGTCGTAGAGGCTGGCTGGATCGAACTCCATTTCCTGCACGATCGAGCGGATCAGCATCTCGGTGTTTAGCTCGTATTTTTTTGCCACTACCTGTGATCTCTGCTCAATCATCGACATTATCTGATGATCTTTCGACATCCGATAGCCTTGCTGGCTTGCGCTTTTCGGCGTGTATCCCGCAGCCAGAGCGGCTTTCGTGAGATTTCCACCATTCGACAAATACGCCTCGACGAAGAGCAGTTTCTTTTCCTCGCTTGAGCGTTTAGCCGTACCGTTCTTGGTCGGCTTTGTCTTGGTTTTCATTTCCCGTGGAGGTCCCTGAGCGTCTTCCGGTCAATAATGTTCAGGTCGCTCGTGTCCGTCGCGTAGGCCTCCCGGTCGAGGTCCATGTCCGCCAGCGCCTGCTCGGCGTGAGTCCGGCACTCCAGCCAGTCCCCGATGTCGGCGATTGCGTCGCCCAGGCCGCGGAAGGTGCCCTGAATCCGGGCCATGATGCGTAGCATGCGTTCTCTCGTGTTCATAGCCCATCTCCCTTCTCCACCGCCCCCTTGAAAAGAATCGCGGGATTCGAGGTTGCTATTGAGACGTCGAGTACCCTATCGTAAGCTTGCTCCATCATGAGCAGCGCATGGTAGGCAAGGACGGTCATGGTGTCTTCGCCGGAGAATCCAGAGTAAATCCCAAGGTCGAGCACGCGCCGAACAAGGCCGGCTTCGATGCCAACCGACAGATGGTTTCCTGGCTTACCATCTATCCGCTCGCCGGTGCGCGCGGCGCGGTACAGATGCTTCCTGATCTCGCGCGGGTCTGTCAGATTCGACTTCCGCTCTCCGTCCATTGGTCCGACTTTCTCCCATCCCATCATCTCGTCCTCGCAACCGGGTTTCTCAGCCACACCGGCATCGCCAGTGGGTCCACTTCGGCCGGCACCGCATAGACCTGGATCTCCTTCCGCTTGCCGCCCAGGTGCCGGTACTCTACCAAATCCGTCGCTACCGCCTTCAGGCGGCGCTCTGCAACAAGCGCCAGAACCAGTTGTCTGGATGCCTGTATTGAGAACCCGGCCGCGGCGCTGATCTGGCGCAGGTTCATGGTCCGGTTCGGGCCGAAGGCCAGGAGCACGCGCTTCTTGGCCCATTCCCGCTGTCGTTGTCGGTTCGCGTCCGGCATCCGTCTCCCCTTTCTGTCACGCCACACAGCACAAACGGCTTCCTTGATACCGCGGCGAATACCACCCCGCCGAGCATTTCTCCATACCAATCAGCGAATTCCTTGCCGCGCCGCGCTGAAACAATCGAGATTCCGTTGTACCTTCCACTTTCGCCGCTGAATAACTGGTGGATGATGCTGGCCGGCGGCGCGATAATTTTTCGCGCCGGCATAAGAACCTCGGCCCGGACGATCGCTGGAGCTGTGGCCAGAGCCAAGCACGAACCAAGGAATCCTCGCCGGTTCATCTCCGCTCGTCCTTCAGCCCGATCACGCCGGCCGCCCACAGCCGCGCCCACGTCTTGTGCATGGCGTCGCAGAACATCTCCCACTTGTCTTCGCGCGTCGGCTGGTAGCGGCCTGTTGGATCAAGGCTGTTGCTGCCCTGGTCAAGCCACGAATGACACCGGTGGCAAAGGTGCGCCGTGAATACGTCCGGCGCCTTGTGCCCGGCGCCTTTTCCCAACTTTTGCCGGTTGGCGTGCGCGGCAACGATCGTGCCGTCCTCGATGCCACAGTTCTGGCATGGCTGGCCGCGGGCGTGGTCGAGCAGTTTTCTGCAGCGGATGGTCATCGACGCACCCGATCCACCCGCGTCCGCTGCCCAGTCGCTCGCGCCATCTTCTCCAGCTTGGCGAGCGCCTCATCGTGAATGCGGTCCAACGCCCGGTTGATCTTCCACTCCAGCGCGTCCAGCAGCTTGTGAATTTCATTGCTCATGATTCAGTCTCCGGAAAATCCAGGCGCACACCGCGCCCGAGAAAATCGGCCTGCACGGCCTCAAGGTACACCGACAACTGCGGCTTGGTCATCAGCGATGTCACCGGCAGGAACTTCATGGCGCCCAGTTTGCGCTCATAGCTCATTCCCTTGATCGCTCCGTCGTAGAAAATCTTGAACTCTTCATCCTCGGCGCGCAGGATCGGAACGCCGTGGTGCAACTTGCAATACGATTTCCAGCCCAGCGCATCATCCTCGCGCAGTTCGCGGGCCAGTTGTTCGTACCAGGCGTGTGAGAGGGCGTTTTGATCCAGGCTTCGCGATTGTCCGGACTTGACGCTGAGCTTCAGGTACTTGTGGCGATGGAACAGGTCGCGCAACTCACCAATCACGGTTTGCAGGGACACGTCGGAGTTGATGATCATTGAGGGCATTTAGGACTGATGACGGGTTGTTTTGCGTCAAATAGGAGCCCTATTTAGAGTTGGGCGACTCATCCTCGGCAAACGGTTCAGCCAGCAAAACCCCTCCGCAGTGGTGACAAAAGTTAGCCCCATTGTCGGCAGGCCCACCCTCGTTAAACTCCCACACCTTACCGCAGGAGGTGCACCACGGACCGTCGCTGTCCTGCGTCCAGACGCATACATCCTGTCTTGTCACGCCCGCAGAAAGTTGCTTGTTTGCCCACTCTAAGTCCATCGTCGATCCCTTTCTTTGTGTCAGCACCACGTCATGTCCTTTGCCAGCCCGCTACCGTGGCAACTTGTGCACTCGATGATGTCGTCGTAGCCGTCTTCGTCCCAGTCAAGATGGTCGCGCCCCTCAACCCATCCCTCGCCTCCACATACAAGGCACACCGGCTCTTCGTCCTGGCAGCAGTCAAAATCCACGGCTCCGCCCAACCCGTCAGTCCAGCGGAGCCCGCGGCGATGAGGCCGCCGCAGTCCCGCTGACTTCTGCGTTAGGCATGTAGATCGCCCATGGCGCAATCCGCCGCATCCAGCTATAGCGAGCCTTGCCAGTCTTGGTGCGCCCGGCATACCGCACACTTTCGCCACGCTTGCGCAACTTCCGCGCCCGCCGAGCGCAAACCTCGCGCCCGAGTGCGACGTGTGTGCCGTAGGTCACAAGGTCGCGCAGCATCGTTTCAACGCCTTTGGCAAGCGCCTCGATCCTTGGCCTTACTTCTGCCGCTTTCAGTTCAATCTCTTGTGCTGTGGCCATCACGCCTCCATGCCTAACATTTGCGTCAACGCGGACGCTCCGCTTCGCTACGCGCCGGTTACGCCAGCGTTAGAGGGCACAGGGATGGACAGCAGCCGAAGGTTTACTCCGGGGGTGGCGTTAACTTCGGTTCTACCCACCATGATGCGGCCAAGCTCAGCGCGTGTCATCGCCGTGGCGCAAACCATCGCGCGTCCTCGCTTGCCGGAGCTAGTTGCGTTGCGGGTAGGCTGGTGCGTTTCAGGGTTGCCACGCCCTGTTGGCCCCGCCGCCCTACATGCCGTGCTGCCCATCATTCTGCCCTCTAACATTTCGTCCAACGCGGACGCCCTACGGGCGCCGGTTAACTCCACCGTTATGGGTCACAGGTATTCCACCGTGTTGTCAGTCGTAATCATCTTTAGCCGGGCCGCCAGTCTGTCTATCACGA